ACCATCTGCATCTGCACTATTTATAGCACTACCAGCTCTGTATCCTATAATAGTACAATTTGTAGTAGTTGTCATTGCATCTGCTGTTTGATAGCCTCCAATACAAATATTATTATTTCCAGATGTAATATTTTCTCCAGAACCAGCACCTATTAAAATATTACGACCTCCATCGGCTAAATCTAATCCCGCTTGGTATCCTATAACTAAATTCAAATCACCAGATGTAATAGCTTTACCAGCTTCATATCCTATAGCTATTGTACCATCTGCGTCTGCTGTCATAGCAGCCTGACCCGCCAAAGCTCCTATAATAATACATTTATCGGCTGCAAAAGAAGCATGATTAGCAGAGATGTACCCTATAATAACATTTTCTTGACAAGTATTAGCACCATCACCTTTTAACGCTTCTCTACCAATAACAGTATTCCCATGTCCAGTCGTTATGCCTTTTCCCGCTCTGTATCCCATTAAAGTGTTGTAAGCTCCTGTAGTCATATCATAACCAGCTTCACTTCCAACTGCTGTATTTTCAGTTCCATAAGCAGTAATAAGAGCAGAATAACCAATAGCTGTAATATTGTCCGCACTTTGACCACTTGTACCAGTTAAAGCTCTACTACCAACACTTGTATTTTGAGAATTAATTGCATTATAATAACCAGCCTCCCATCCTACATGAGTATTATGGTCTCCAGTCGTTATTGCATTTCCACTCCCCTTACCTACTAAACTATTTTTATCACCACCACTTGCAATATTAGCACCTGAAGAATGTCCAAAAATTGTATTAGATGCACCAGCATCATTATTAGATAATGATACTACGCTATCAGAATCAATTACCATTCTTGTAGTAAATGAACCACCAGCCGCTAAAGACAAAGCACCATTAATTGAGCCAAGTTTTGCAGAATTGTCTGCATTATCAGCAACGACTTTATATACTCCAGCAAGACCACCTAATAAAAATTGAGCTTCATGGTTTGCAGAAGCATTAAAAACTTTTAATGCACCACCATCTCCAAGTGCACCTATTTCAACATTTCCTTCACCTGTTCCATTTGTTATTAAAGATAATTTAACCCCACCATCTTTATCACCAAACTTAGCTGTTGTTACTCCGCCACTTTCTATACAAGCAATAGTTAATCCATGAGCCGAAGCAATAGCTCCATGTGTAATTTTAATACCATTAATAGGATTGCGACCAGATATATTTAATCCCCACCCAGAACTATGATTACTTTTATCAATAGACATATTTCCAGCAAGCATCTCATCAAAAGTAAAAGAACCTCCGCCTTCTACTGATAAATCTCCTGTTATAGTTACATCTCCAGATATTGTACCGCCACCAGCTACTCCATATGATATGGAAGATAAAATTGAACTTTTCATATTATACCCCCTAAGCTAGTACAATTCTAACAGTTGCGTCAGAACTACCTTTTCTTTCCATAATTAGATATACTGTATTTCCTAATCCATTTGGAATTTTAATAGATTGTATGTTATCTCCACCTTTTAAGTATAGATCATTACTGGTATTTATATCACTATCTGTTCCAGTTGTATTAAATCTAAAATAAAAATCATTGTCTGATTGTAAGTGAACTGTGTTATATGAACTCACATTAACCGCTACTCCATCTGAATCTGCTGTGACTGCTGATTGAACTTGCCAATCTGCTGAAGTATCAGTATTCAGAGATTCATGAGCTCTGTACTTTTGAAGGTTTGCCATTTTATTCTCCTATTATTTAAACTTATCTTGGGGGGCGAGAATGTCCCTATATAAGTTTATTTAAAATCACGAGGTACTATTGCCCTAGTTCCTCCAGTTTTGTTTCGTTTTTTCATGCCATATCTTTTTATAGCATTATCAAAATTTGCTTGATGCATTGCTGATAATTGCATTTGTGAATTAATAAGTCCGGGCTCATCTGCATCACCGGCTTTATCCATATGTAAACATTTTTTTACATAATCAACCACAGCTAAGTGCATACTATTATCTAAATCTAATTCATCATTAATACTTTGTACTTTGTTTGGATCTCCATAAAAATGCAACAATAAACCATCTGTAACAGCTTCTGAAATTGCTTTCCATTGTTTTCTTGCCGTTGTTCTAGCATTGCCACTAGAATCTACATTGGTAATTAAAGCGAGCTTATCCCCTTCAATGTACCATACTACTGAATCTTCTGGGTATTTTATATTACTTGCCATTATCTATCATCCGGAGTTGTAATAGCTGATTCACTAGAGTCAGCATCCATTAATAAAATATTTTTATCTACTAAACGTGGGATCTTAATATAATCCCCATCATTGTCCATTAAATCTACTCTAAAAACTTTATTAGCTTCAAGGCTGTTCCCATTAGAATCTTTGGCAGAATCACTAATATCATAAAACATTTGATCTGCTACTGTGCTCATTTTAGCTTGAACGGGTTTTGTACTAAACATACCAATCTCTACTAAAGCATCATTAATTAAATTTATTATATAGCTTTCAGGTGCATTAGGGAAAGTTTGATGAACCCTACTAACAATTTGTTTTACAGATATTTTATGAACAGACATTTTTAACCATATTTACTTAAAAGTTTTTGAACACCATTGTCGTAATCAGCCTGCAATTTAGCTTGTTGACCTAATCTCCAGTCATATTCTCTAATAAATTGCTGCATTTCTTGAGACAACGCACTAACTAAAGAGGAAGAAAGTTCAGTATCCTCATCAGACTCTATATAATTTCGTACTTTTTCCCACCCTTGCGAAGATGCAGATGATGATGAATAAGAAGCATCTTGATCTGAGTGAATTATAAAACTATTCATACTCCCTAATACATTTTGCAATGCTTTAACTGCGCCATATAATACAACTAAATATTCAGCATCGTCTGGGAATGCGGCTATAGCATCAGCGCTATATAAAACTGTTGGGTATGCAACTTCATCATACTTGCAAGATCCTCCTTCTGGAAGAGCATTGATTTTATTATTTTCTGTATAAAACACAGGATCTGTCACCGTAGCATACATCATTTCATCTTTATCAGTTGCATAACCTTTTAAATCTGCCTTTATCCTTCTACAAACCCTATCTATTTCACCATCATTTCTATATACTCGTAATATCTTACCAGTATTCATAGTTTCAGATTCACTACCTACAGCAGTTGATGTAAATGTTTGTTGAGCAGAACACCAATCAAGAAGATTAATAGGCAATATATTAATAATTTCTTTTGCACCATCAGTCAAAAATTGACTTAACTCATCTTGAGTAGGAGCACTACTACCATCTAAAGTTAAGCTTGTTAATCCTTCTACTTGTACTTCAAAAGTTGCCATTATGCACTCGCTATAACTACTTCAATGTTAACTGCATTTGATCCGGAATCAACAAGTAAGCTTTCTAAGTCATGTAAAGCTGTTATTATTGTAGCAGCATCATGCCTAACTGCTATGGAATCATGTGGAGATCCCATAATAAAACTTTTACCAGCTTCTAATAATATTGTTGCGCTTTCATCTGCTGCACTATCATCCTCCTCATTATCTATTTGCAAAGATAAGTTTACAGAATTTGATGCATCTAAATTTGTTACTCTAATATATTTAACATCTTCAATATCTAAAGATGAATCAGATGCGCTACTAGCGCTATGAAAAACAGCAATAGTTGTATCATTATTTGCGGGAACTGTTACAATTCTTTTAAATATTTCGTTTATACTTCCAATTTCTAAAACTCTTTTAGAGCCATAATCTTGATTGTCTAATATAATATCTTCTTGTATTTTTACTTTTAATGTAGCCATTACTTACCCCAATTTTTTCGAGCATTCTCTTTAGACTTTTTACTTAATTCGCCATAATGATAAAGTTTTTGAGAAGTTTTTGTATGAGACTTATTACTATGCAAATCCCCATTAGGCATTTTATGCATTGACCCTTTCCAAACTTTACCTTCTTTTGTATAGTGATTTACACCTTTCATAATATTACCACTTTACTTTGTCAGCCCAATATGCTGCTGACATTTTACCTTTTGCTA